AAAGCATGCTAAGGATGCTCTTAATGAGAATTATAGGTATCCTTTGCTTTGCTTGGTGCTTGGTAAGGACAGTGAACGCAAGTTGGCTGTAGTTGAGTGGACGGTGTTCTTGGAGTTAGTGGAAGGAAGCGATTATGAGTGAGCGTTATCCTGTTAGCAGGAAGAAGGTCAAGCGACCTGCCTTTATTCGTGACGGGGTTGGAATTGTACCTCTAACACAAGGGTATGAGGCTATCGTTGATGCTGATTTGTTGGACTATATAGGTAGGTACAATTGGTCTACGCTCAAAAATCACAACACTGTATATGCCCGACGTACTCAAAATATCTTAATGCACCAGCAGTTGCTGCAGCATGTTGGTACTATCTTTCCTGATGGTAGTATGACAGATCATATTAATCGGAATGGATTAGATAATAGACTTGAAAATTTACGAGTTGTAACGCTTTCTGAGAGCAACAGAAATCGTATTGTAAATGAAAACTCTTTATCAAAGTATTTGGGTGTCTCTAAGAGCGGGTACAAATCAAAGAAATGGCGCGTTGATATTCATTGGGAGGATTCTCGAAAGGGCAAGCAAAGAAAGTGTTTGGGAACTTTTGCTGATGAAAAAGAGGGCGGTATTGCCTATATGGACTATGCCCGGTGGCTTGGAATCTATGACTATATTCCCTCACATTATAAAGAATTAGTAGAAAAGGATGAACTATGAGTAGAGATATGATTCTATCAATGGATCAGATTGAAGTTGCTATGGGCGATAAGGCTGAGGAATTCGTTTCAGTCATGAATATTGTTGATGATATTATCGAAAACCCAGGCAGGTATATTGGTATACAGGCTGCAAAGTATGCTGCCATTTTGGCTGCGTATAGGACTAAGGTGATTGTTAAAGCGCAAGCGTATAAGAGGAATTCAACGATTATGTCAAATGAAGACAAGATTACCAAGGATATATGGTATACTTTACATGAAGCTTTGGAGGAAAATATTAATACTTTGAAGCTTCTGGCTAGGAGTGCTACGTGAAATCTTTGCAACGATTGAAGATGGTTAATGTCCCTGAAAGGGAAGTGAAAATTTCTTTAGAGGACAAGTTGGTTAAGGCTGTAGACGACTATTTGGTTGTCAAGAATCAAAATGATTTTAAACGTGTTGATGGGTTTCACCCAAGTTACACTAACCAATGCACTAGGTATTGGGTATATCTGTTCAGGGGTATTTCGGTTGAGCCGACTTTCACTGGCCATACGTATAGAATTTTTGATAATGGTCACGCTGTTCATGATAGGTTGTATGATTACTTTAGGAATATGGATATTTTGCTAGAGGAAGAGATTCCTGTAGATCATAAGGATCCGCCCGTTAGGGGTACTGCTGATGGTATCATTGATTGGGATGGGCGTAAGTTGATCGAACTTAAGTCTATCTCTCAGGAGGGATTCCATTATAGGCAGTTGCATAATAAGCCTAAGGATGATCATATTAGGCAGGCTCAGGTTTATATGAGATGTTTGGATCTGGATGAGGGTTTTGTTATTTATGAGAATAAGAACAATCAGCAGATTTTGCCTATCTATATGGAACGGGATGACGCCTATATTGACAAGTTGTTTAAGAAGTGGTCTAAGTGGTATCAAGGTTTCTTGGATGACAAGTTGCCTGTGAGGCCGTATAAGATTACGTCACCTAAGTGCCAAAATTGTGATGCGAAAGCATTCTGTTGGGGTGATAACGAGGAAGGTGTCAAACTGTAGGAATTGCGCCAATCCTGACTGTGGCAAAGAGTTTACACCTAGGGTGTACAATGCTATTTATTGCAGTGCGGAATGTCGTAAAATAATTACAAATCGAAAGGTACTGCAAAGGTACTATGATAAAAAGGCTCGTTTAAATTCAACTAGAACATGCGAAACTAAGGAATGCTCTACGACACTTTCTAGGTATAATCAGGAAAATATCTGCGAGTGTTGCAAGAGAGAAAGATATGTGCAGAGACTTGTTGGTTGGGGCTGGAATGAGAAAGAGGTTCGTAGGAGTATGGAGTGAAGACATTGCGATCTCTTAAGGATATAAAAGTATTGGGCATAGACCCAGCGACACATTCTTTGGCTTGGGCGCTATGCGTAGCAAATCGTCAAGGAGATGTGGAAGTGCTGGACTATGGCAAGATAGAACTGGTCAAGCAGAAAGGGATGGAGGTCAAGATCAGAGGCATTGTGGAGACTCTTCCAGAGGTTGTGGCGATGTCTAAACCTGATGTAGCGTACATTGAGCAGACGGTATACATTCAGAATTACCAGACGAGCAGGGACCTCTCATATATTGTGGGAGCATCTATGGCTACAGCTGTTTTACATAAGGTTCCAATTGTGGAAGCGTCGCCTTTGGTTTGGAAGACGCAAATAGGGTATAATAGAGTAACAAAGAAAGATATTCTCGCATGGTCTATGACAATGGGGGAGAAAGAAGCTAAGAAAAAAGCTTCTTACGAAAGAAAACATAGGGTCAGGCGCCTGTTAGCGGAACGAATCAGTTCGGAACTTCTTGATACAGAGAAGTTTGATTCTGATGAGATTGATGCTATCGGTATCGCTACATGGGGATGCCAAAAAGAAATTGAAAAAAATCTTGAAGGGGTCACCTGATTCACCACTGCAGCGTGGTAAAATATGCTGTGTTCAAAAAGGAGAATAATATGAGTGATAACGATAATGATGATGCCAAAAAGGCTTTTACGCCTAAGGTTACACCGTTTACATCGAAGCCTCCCGTAGCGCCTGTTCAAACATGGTCGCATGACCATGATTCAGATGTTATTGGTCTTATGAGGACGTCGTTGGAGCATGATCATGGTATGAGTGCCAATGAACTTCCCAACTCTGATGAGGCGGTAATTGACGCTTGGGGTAAGATTGTTACTAAGAATGGCACTTTTGCTAGCGCTTTAAAAGATCTAGTCGGAGAGTAGTTTTATATGGGCAAGATGGAGCCTTATAAGGATAAGGGGTGGCTGTATGAGCATTATGTCAAGAAGCGGATGAAGCTAACTGACATATGCAAGGTGCTCAAGCAGACACATAATATTGAAGTTACTCCACAGGCGCTATATAACTGGTGTAAGAAATACGATCTACTAAAATTCAAAGGTAAGGGTAGGGTGCTTAAAGGCGTCTCTCAGAGAAGGCCTAAGTCACCTATGCAGGAAAGAGTAGAGCGCATGCAGCGTGAAAGACAAAAGGCAATAAGGGCTAGAAGAAAGAAACTGGGTCGATGACCAATAGGGAAATACATCCCAATGATCTTGTGAACTTTAATAGGCTGGATATGGCCTATAATAAGATCAGAGTTTTTCAGGCAAAACATAATGAGACAGAATTTGGGTGCATTAACTCAGGCAAGTGTTGTAAGGTTGGTTTAAAGATACACTTGACGGAATGCGCCTATATTGCGTTTAGGATGAGGCAAGAATACTACCTCAGGATGGAGAGCGAGGGTCAGGAGTCTGCTGACGCTTGGATAAATTCTCGTATTGAAGCTTTAACTGACCGCATGTATGACAAGTCTTGGGGTGAGAATGAGCAGTCTACCGATTTGCAATGTGCATTTTGGGATAATGGTTGTACCATATATGGTTATCGCCCTTTGGTTTGCCGTGCCTATGGCACCATTACAGAAGTTGATGATTTTTGCCCTAGAAAACGTAATGAATACGGAACTATTGAGCATTTTGCTGGTAAGAGCGTAGAGGATGTTATACAAGAATTTCAATTAATATTGAAAAGGTACGCAGAAGACAATGGTAGCAATGTTGATTATGATGTTATAGTCTACATGCCTCTTGGGGTTTTGAGTTTTCTGTTGGAAGATTTTCAAATGCAGGAACTGCACCAGCAAACTGAAGAGAAAGTCTGGTTGGGTGATGAAGGATGGTTTAATTATCAGTCTAGATTTACTAAGCTGCATGGATTGAAAGATGAGTTTATTGAAACAGAAGCAAAGCTGAGAGGGCTAGTCGTGAATTCGGAAGGTAGTCTACAACGAGAGGAATGTATCAATGAGTGAAGGACATCCAGAGTTTTTGAGGATCTTAAAGGAGATGTCGGATTTACATAAGAAGAAGAGTGCCGATTATGGTGTGGCTGATGATATCTTTCTAAATATCAGGCAGTCCTCAGATTGGGGTGTTGAGCCTTGGGTTGGCGCTATGGTGCGTGCTGGAGATAAGGTGGTGCGCTTGAAGGCTGCTGCGTCTGGTAGCGAGTTGAAGAATGAGGGAGTGGAGGATTCTTTAATGGATCTTGCTGCTTACGCTATGATTGCTTTAGCG